TTATTTTCTCTTTCCCAATAAAATTCTAATTGCTCTTTATTCCAATCGTAATACTTGCCAACTACATCACATTTAAAAATACTATGTATATTTTCATATTGCGCTACAGTTATCACTTCTTTTCCTTTTATACTAGACAATGAATTAACCATAAATGTGTAATTACTTCCACTTATAATTCCTGCCTCCACTAGTACAATTTTTTGTTTATTAAATAATGGGATTTGTTTTATAAAGTTATCTCTATATGGAGTAGGATCCTCATCAGGGTATGGGACATTTATATGTAACATCTCCATCATCTCACCCATAGAGCTTAAATGATGTGCTATGTGCATGGATATAGAAGAGCTGTAATCTGGTGATATATTTAATATAATACCATTATATGGATTAATATTATACTTTTCAAGTTCTAAGCAAACTTTTTTAGTGGTTTCCCACTCTTCTTTTCTATTTACTTTCATCTATTTAGGTCCAAATGATTCTAAATCGAATCCATCCAAAGAATCTTCTGTACTCTCAAAATTCTGAGGCGGTAAGTTATTCTGTCGTTGGTTAATTAGCTCAGACTGACGAGTGGCCTGTAGGTCAACTCGCTTATCTTTCGCCTTTTCTTTTTGGTCTTCACGCTCTTTTAATGTCTGCATCTGCATTCCATTCAACTGCATGTTGTATTGGAACTCGATAGCCATTAGCTCTTTCTTGAGCTCGGCTTCTGCCTGCATTCTCTGAATGTCTCCTTGAACTTCCATCTGCTTGATTTGAGCTTTCGTTTGGCCTTCCAATTGGATGACCTGTGATTTTGCTTCAGCAGCCGCTTGAGAGGATTGGATGTTTGTCTGCATTTGCATTTGGAACTCCATCTCTTTCTCTTTCTGCTTCTGCTCCATACGCTTACGACGTTTCATCTTAAGCATCTCGTTTGCAAGCTTAATGTTGTTTATCGTGCGGATGTCAATTGCATCCTCTAGGTCAATTGTCTGCTGCTGCAATGCCATTTGAATGTTTTGCTCAAGCTGAGCTTTTTGCTCTTCGTCTGGTGCAATCTCAATAAAGATACCAAAGTCGTGTAGGTAAAGATCCTTAACGTCCTCAAGTATCGCCATGTTGTACTTGCCAATCTGCATAGCAAACTCCTCAGCGAAGTCAGCGTACTCAAGTATGTCAGCAACGCGGATAGACAGGCACTCAGCAACTCTTTTGGTGGTGTTAATACCAGCGTCTAAGATATGTCGAGTAGCTGTGTTTGAATTTAGCGCTGCAAGTTTCTGAACACCAACCAATGCATCTGGGTGTGGCGTTGATGCGTCACGCACCTCATTTACACCCGTCACGTCGCGGATCATATTCAAGTAGTGGTTGTAGTTGCCGATAAGGGCAGCCATCTTAGCTTGACCACTGTTTGAGTTGAGCTCTTGAATTGGAATACGCGCGTTATTAAACTCACCGTCTTGTGTGTAGCTACGTCCAATCACACTACCCGTTTGGAAGTATAGATTGAGCGCATCCTCAGGATTGTATGCAGCGCCTGTTCCAAGGTCAACTTCATTAATACCATCAGCATCAATGAACACACCATCAGGAACTACGCGAGCCATAACTTGCTGTAGCTTTAAGTGAGTCAATTGGATCTGATCGGCAAATGGAATCATTCGACGAACGAGTGACTCAATATTTCCTTTATAGTAACGTGGAGCGTAAGCAATGTAGTTTGGAAGTGCTTTCTGTGATGCAGACTTAGGACGAACCATGTTCTTCATCATCTCCCATTTAATGACGATGTTTGATCCACCGACCAACACACCTTCATACCAAACGTCGCGAACAGCCTCAACTACCTCAAACATTTCGTTTGGTGGTGGGTTAAAGTTGTCATCCTTACGGATCACTCGCTCTCCTCCGTTCTCAAGCAATTTCTTTTTCCAAACAAACTTCTTGTGAGTCTTATAGTTAAAATATAAAAGCGTCACAACCTCATTTAAGAATGCGTCGTCTTGATAGTTACGAACCACAGGGAAGTAGTCATACCAAGCTGAACCTGCGTTCTTAATCTCAGTCAACTCTTCGTCAGTAAGGTTTGGATTCATTTTAAGCAGCTCAGTGTAGTGAACCTGCTTAACCTCTCCAAAGTAAAAACAATCAGAGAAGTCACTCTTTTCGGTATAGCTATGGATCCAGTTAGCCGGATCTACATACTCAACCTTAACGCCATCATTGATAAGGAACTCATGCTTTACAACACCAAGTCCTATCGTGGCTACGTCGTAGTAATAATCTCTCAACACATCCTCATAGTCATTCATCTTAAGAAGTGTGTTGATGGCAATCTCTTCAGCAATCTCAATAGATGGCTTGTAGTTCATCTGCATGTACAGAGAAAGCTCCTGATCATTTGCAGGAAGCTCATCTGGATTTACGTTGAACGCGTCAATACCAAGTGTTTCCTTGGTCATCGTTAAGAAGTCCTTAGCCACCATGTCAGCCTCGATCATGTCCTGGAACACGTTCTTTTTCTCAGCCGATAAAATATCCTGAGCCTCAGCTTTAATAGTGTATGGTCTGTCTAACATTCCGTTGACAACTACGTCAACAAACTTAGGTATGATTGGAACTGGCGTCCAATCTAAGTTAAGCATTGATATGTCGCCATTAACAGCGATCTCATCCTTGTACTTCTGTACAGGCTGTTCTCCACGGGCATATAGTCTCAAGCGGTGGAATTCACCCCACTGCTGATAAAATCTGCTTGAATTAGACTTCCTCTTAAACCACTCCCCTTCGATAGCTTTTCCTACCTTTAATCCGTAATCAAACGTCGCCTTGATTTCATCTGACGCCATTTGGTCCGGAAAGGGTAATGAGGAGATAACAACTGATGTTTTATCCATTATTCGATAATTTCGCTTCTTATGCCAGTATTCTTATATCTTACAAATTTAACACTTATTTTAGATTCCTGCTTAACAGGTATAAATAGGTGTCTTCTAGATGCCATTAATGCTAGTCCTGAGCTAATAGAGGCATCGTGTTTTGTTCGGTTATTGATGTCAAATCGTGCCCAGTCATTTAACGTTCTCGTAAAGTACATGTCACCCATACTGTCATTTTCTCGATAATTACCTTCTGCGTCAATTCCGACGTACTCTTCAATGTAAGTGTTAATACTATTGGCATGAGCGTGCTTTATATCTTCTGAAGAGTTAGGAATACCGCCTAGCTCAAGCTCTGTTTTTGATAGTTTAGACGTATGCTTGTCAGGTCTGTTCATTGAGAATGGACGGTACCCTCTGTTCTTAAAGTGGTACAATAGTCGCTGCTTGTTATTCTCTACAAGTATAGGCATTCCATAGAAAAAGCAAGCCATAAGGACATCCTCAAAAAATATCTCAGCAGTCTGAGGACGAGCAATATATTCCAAAAAGAAGTGATTGGTTGGCGCGTTCTCCATGTGAAAGTTGGTTATACCGTGGAGCGCACCTGCAGACCCACCGCCCCCAACTACACCTGATATGTCATAAGGGTCACAACCAAACACACCGATATCTTTATTACCAGGGTGAAATTTGCCGTCCTTCTTAATGACGTTATTACGCATCTTAGCGTCAGGAATCCATGATACCACAAAACGCCCCTTCGGATCAGGCGTCCAAATAACCTCGCTGTCTTTCTCGCCGTTCTTCCAATGGAAGTAACCGGTTGTTAGGACGCGATCTTTAATCATCGCATCGTTGTAGTCAATCTGTTGGTATATCTTTGTTAAGTTAAATAAAGATGACTTACTCTCATCACGGAAAGCATGTGACTCCGTTCTAGGGAACTGACGGTAGTATTCGTTGAGTGCGTCTGAGTCTGACTTCATTGCAGCCACCTCATTGTTCCAATAGGTAATGACACCCATGGTAATCTCCTCACCATCGATACCCATAATAGGCTTCTTAGGATCCTCAAATACAGGCCATCCATACTCGTCAATAAAACCCTCCATATTCCACTCCATTGGAATAAACAAAGAGTAAAGCCCTGACTTGGTTTGACCATTGGCAGATCGCTTGGTTGGATCACTGTCGTAAAACAACTTCTTAAAATTCTCACCACCCTTACTAAGCGCGTTTGATGTTGATCCCATCATACACTTACCAATGATGCGGCTACCCAAGCGCAAACATGTTTTTCTTACGCGCCATCCATTTAAGATGTTCTCAGGTTTTTCAATTTTTCCAGCTTCATCTTCGACGAGCAGGAGCAGCTTCTCACCGTCATAGCTGTTGTCTGCTGTGTTTTTCCAGTCAATGGTAGTATCTAACCCATCTATATCATCATCGCGCTCCTCATCCATATTCTTACGAGTAATCTTACTCGCAGGAACACGGAAGGCCAACTCCGTCTTCGGGTTGTCCATACCGTCCTGGATCGGCTTGAAAAAGAATGGGTAATTTCTTACAATTGGTACCACCTTATCGGTAAACATCTTCTTGGCATCGGAACCTGTCTTTGACATAATCCCAATCCTAGAGTCCCTAACAATTGTACCTGTGTTTGACACTTCTGCGGACGACATAAACGAGAATCCTGAACGACGGTTCTTTAGGTAGCACATACCAAACGCCCGACTGTCTGCCTTACATGCCTCCCAAAATATGTAGAATATTCGGTTGGACTCACGGAAGTCAGGAAGACCAATATCAATCTTGGTCCACTGAAGATACATGTAATGTGTTCCGGTGATGTATGTCGGTGTTCCGTTGTTAATGAACCAAAAGCCTTGCTCTCGTCTCTCAAATTCATCTTCGATCATGTCCACATACTTAGACTTGAACGTGTTATCTCTACGGTTCCAGTCAAATATTGACTTAATTTTCTGTAGTTCAGCTGGATACTCTACTGGCTGCCATCTGTTACTTCTGTTCTCTACTCCTTTAGGAGTAGAAGGCAAAGCAACCTTCAATCCATTTATCTCATAGATATCACCAATAGTTCCATCCTTAGATATAACTATCAGATCATACTCTTTATTATACCCATAGTCCCATGACTTCTTGCTGTTCTTAGTATTAAGAGCAGTCTTGTGAATGTAGTCGTTTACTATGGAGTACAGCTTATTTTCCATGTCTTGCTCTTCCTTCAGCAAAGCCTGATTTGCCGAGTGTAACCTCTATAATTGGTCCCTCTGCAGCCTTATTCTCCTCCTCCTCAATCTTATTGAGCATATACATAGCATCCTCAAATGCCAAACGCTTAGCTGACGCTGCGTTCTTCATTTTGTCGGCCGATATATCGTCCTCAGCGTGAGTGATGATAGGTGACTTTAGCACCTTGATCAACTCATCGATAGCCTGTTTAGCAGCCTCTACTATTTCTCCCTTTTTAGACATATGTTCTTGTTGTACATTCTGTAGATGGTCTCGCCATCTATTGTAAACTCATACTCGCTGTCTGGTGTGAATGAGACTGTATCACCAACATTTACGTTGGAGATAGTGTTCGTCTTATACACAACCTCACCCCATAGCGACTCATGAGTACCAGTAGAGCTAATTAACTTATCCTCAGTAGGTATTGGCCTAATAAATATAAAC